AATGTTTAGTAAAAATTGAAGGTCTATTAAACCAAAAAGAAAATGGAGAACAACTTACAACTATTGAAGTACATGATATCGTATGTCATATTGCAGACGCGGTATTGGCAGGTGGAATACGTAGAGCAGCTCTTATTAGTTTGTTTAGTGCTGATGACGATGCTATGATTGGATGTAAATCCGGTAACTGGTGGGAATTGAATCCACAAAGAGGTAGAGCTAACAACTCAGCTTGTTTAATGAGACATAAAATAACAAAAGAGTTTTTTATGGATTTATGGAAAAGAGTTGAACTATCAGGAGCAGGAGAACCAGGAATTTATCTAAACAATGACAAAGATTGGGGGACCAATCCTTGTTGTGAGATAGCACTAAGACCAAACCAATTCTGTAATCTCTGTGAGGTAAACGTATCAAATATAGAGTCTCAAGAAGACTTAAATGAGAGAGTAAAAGCAGCAGCATTTATCGGCACACTCCAAGCAGGATACACTTCGTTTCACTACTTAAGAGAAGTTTGGCAAGAAACTACTGAAAAAGATGCTTTAATTGGGGTATCAATGACAGGTATAGGTTCTGGAAAAGTACTAAAATATGACATGAAAAAAGCCGCAAGTCTAGTTAAAAGAGAAAATACTAGAGTATCTAAACTAATAGACATCAACCCATCAGCAAGATGTACAACAGTTAAACCTGCAGGAACAACTTCTTTAACATTAGGAACTTCATCTGGTATTCATGCATGGCATAATGACTATTATATTAGAAGAGTAAGGGTTGGTAAAAATGAAGCTATATATACTTATTTAAATATTAACCACCCTGAACTTGTTGAAGATGAATATTTCAGACCACACGACACCGCTGTTATTAGTATACCACAAAAAGCTCCAAAAGGTTCTATACTCAGAACAGAATCACCTTTTGATTTATTAGAGAGAGTTAAAAAAGTGGCTACAGAATGGGTAAAATCAGGACATAGAAATGGTTCAAACTCACATAATGTATCGGCAACAATTAGTTTAAAAGAAAATGACTGGGACAAAGCTGGAGAATGGATGTGGGAAAATAGAAAATCTTATAATGGTTTATCTGTATTACCATACAATGGAGGTACTTATACTCAGGCACCATTTGAAGACATTACAGAAGAACAATATAATGAAATGATGAAATCTTTAAAAGATGTTGATTTAAGTAAGGTTGTTGAATTGGATGACAATACTAATTTAACTGGTGAGTTAGCGTGTGCTGGTGGACAATGTGAAATAGATGTTGACATGAAATCTATTGATAAAGAAAAAGAAGTTGAACTAAGTTAAAGTAAAATTTAAAATAAATTATTATAAATGGTGATTCTTTTGAGTCACCATTTATTATCTAATATAAATTAAAATGAAAAGAAAAGACGACTGGATTGAAGAATTATATTATAGAGAATTTATAAAACCTAAATTACAACCAAAAGATTTTTACTGGGAAGAAGGTAGGATGGTAATGACAGAAGAATATCACAAAAAAAGAGGTTACTGTTGTGGTAATAATTGCAGACACTGCCCATACCAACCAAGTCACCAACAAAACAATAAAGTATTAGCGTAACAATCAACACCATAATAAACCAATCTTTGAAGTATTTATTATAAAAAACAAATGCCAACACAAAGATACGGTATAACATTTCCATTTGTAGATAGTCCAGAAGGTTTTTTTCTTGGGTTAAATACAGATACAGATAGTGAAGTGAGGTCAAACCTTATTCACCTAATAGTTACACCAAAGGGTTCTAGATATTTTTTACCAGATTTTGGTACTAATTTAAATAAATATATATTTGAATTAATGGATACCACAACTAAAATATCTATAGAAAGAGAAATAAGAGAAGCTGTAGATAAGTATATACCTAGTTTAACCATAAATAATGTGGAGGTAAAAACTTTAGAAGATTTAAAAGCTGAAGAAAAACTAAACTCACAAAATACCGATTTATCAATGGATGATGGAAATATGAGTTTTGTTGGTGAGGCACAAAGAAATTATTCTATGAGAGTTAGAATTGATTATACATCTGGAGATGGTGTGTTTGAAACTAAAGATTTTGTTATAATAGATTTATAGGATGGCAGAGAAAAAAATAGCTTATACAGAAAGAGACTTTTTAGGTATTAGAAATGAATTATTAAGATTAACTAATACTTATTACCCAGATTTAATTAAAAATGCAAATGACGCATCCATATACTCTGTATTCTTAGACCTTAACGCTGCCGTTGCAGACAACCTAAACTTCCAAATAGACAGAACTTTCCAAGAAACAGTACTACAATACGCACAGGAAAGAAGTTCATTATATAACATAGCAAAAACTTATGGTTTAAAAATACCAGGAAATAGACCTTCAGTAACAGTTTTAGATTTATCTATTATAGTGCCAGTTTTAGGGGATAAAGAAGATTTTAAATATTTAGGGAGGTTAAGAGCGGGTTCACAATTTAGGGGTGCAGGTCAAGTATTTGAACTTGTAGAAGATTGTGATTTTTCATCACAATATAATGCAGAAGGAGTACCAAACCAAACTAAAATACCTAATAAAGATGCCAATGGGATAACCCAAAACTACACAATAGTTAAAAGAGAAGTGGTGGTTAACGGAATAACTAAAGTATTTAAAAAAGAAATTACGGACGCTGACAGTAAACCATTTTACCAAATATTTTTACCAGAGAAAAACGTTATAGGAGTAACCTCAGTCATACAAAAACCAGGACTAGGATACCAAACCATCCCCTCAAATAGTGAATTTTTATCAACAGTATCTAATAAATGGTACGAAGTGGAAGCCTTAGCACAGAATGAAGTTTTTGTTTTGGACCCATCTATACCAGCAGATACACCAGGTATTAAAGTTGGTAAGTATATAACAGTACCACAAAGATTTATAACAGAATTTACCCCGGAAGGGTTTTTCCATTTAACTTTTGGGAGTGGAAACCAAACTTCACAAGACCTATTAGATGATTTTGCGTCAAAAGGGGTTAAATTAAATATGTCTAAATTTCTAAATAATATAGCTTTAGGTAATTCTGTTAAAGCGAATACCACACTATTCATACAATATAGAGTTGGTGGTGGTAAAGCCGCAAATATTGGAGCGGGGGCGGTTAACACTGTAGGTAATATAGATTTTATGGTGGGTGGACCAAGTCAACAAATAAATCAGACGGTAATTAGTAGTTTAGCTGTAACTAATACCACCGCTGCTATAGGGGGTGCAAATCAAATGACACCAGATGAAATAAGAAATTACATATCTTTTAATTTTGCAGCACAGAATAGGGGGGTTACAATTAATGATTATGTTTCGAAATTAAGGACAATGCCAGCAACATTTGGTGCACCAGCAAAAGTTGGAGTTACAGAAATAGAAAATAAAGTTAATGTTAATGTACTTTCATATACACCAGATGGTAAATTAACCTCACTAGTAAGTAATACACTTAAAAATAATATCGCTAATTATCTATCTAATTATAGAATGATAAATGATTATGTTGTTGTTGGGGCGGCTAGAGTAATAGACTTAGCTTTTTCTATTGACCTAATTTTAGAAAAAGATGCAAATGAAGGTGAAATAGTAACAAATGTTATAACAAAAGTAAGTGATTATTTTGCTGTTGACAAAATGGAGTTAGGTGAAGACTTAGCCTTAGGTAGTTTAAGAGCTTTTATAATGAATCAACCCGGTGTATTAAACCTAACTGATATAATAGTATTTAACAAAGTAGGTGGTAACTATTCCCAATCAGTAACAACCCAACCATATGTTAACGCTACCACAAAACAAATAGGATTGATTGACGACACTATTTACGCTCAACCTAACGAAATACTTCAGATACGCTTTCCAAATCAAGACATAGCAATTAGATACAAAAAACCATCTAAACCAGTACTTTAATAATCTTTACTATAACCGCATGTTGAGTACTTTTAGTTTTAATGGTGGAACTATTTATGTTATAAGCACCATAAATGCAATAAATTATTTTATGGGGTGTAATAATATAAACTATGGGTAAATCATTTAGAGTAAGAACAGACGTTAGAATTGGTGGTGCAAAAGACAAGAATGTAACTTTTGAACTCAACCAAAACTTTGACTTACTAGAAATCCTAAGTCTTTCACTAACACAACAAGAAGTTTATACCCGTATGTGTGCTGATTTTGGTGTGGTAATCGGTAGAGTAATAACAAATGGGGGATTCGGTATACCAAACGCCAAAGTCTCTATTTTTATCCCTTTAACTGATGAAGACGCAGAAAATCAAGTAATAAAACAACTTTACCCATTTAAAGAACCTTTTGATGTAACAGAAGAGGGTAAAAGATATAATTTACTTAGTAGTGAACCAAATTTTGATTGTCACGTTACTGTAGGTAGTTTCCCAACATTAAATGACGTTTTAAATAAACAAGATGTTAAATATGTATACGACAAATACTATAAGTTTACCGTAAAAACTAATGAGTCTGGTGACTTTATGATATATGGTGTTCCAGTTGGAGACCAAAGTATTATAATGGATGTTGATGTAAGTGATATAGGGTGTTTCTCACTTTTACCAGAAGATTTTAAAATAAAAGGATTTCCAGACTCTGACTTTGATGGGGCAAAATTCAGAGATGATATTGTTATAGATAGTCTACCACAAGTACTAAGTCAACAAAAATCTATAGATGTTAGACCTTTTTGGGGTGATGAAGAATTTTGTAGAGCTGCAATTACTAGAGTAGATTTTGATTTAGGTGTTACTGGGTTTAAATTAGAACCAAATGCTGTTTTTATGGGAAGTACAGCGTCTGACACAGATAAAGATTCGGTCAATAGAAATTGTAGACCTAAAGCAGCCATGGGAGAACTATGTAGTTTAATCTCAAGACCAGGAATCATAGACTGTATAAGATATACTCCATTTTTTCAAAATGACCCAAACGCTTACCCAGCATATACCGCTGGAGGTTGGGGGGCACCAATAGGTGGAGAAGTACCCATACTAGAAAGATACTACCTACCAAATGGAGGTAGGGTTATTGATGATTCCGGTTCCTTTCTAGTACATATTCCGATGAATCTAGATTATATGATTACCAATGAATTTGGAGAAATGGTTATATCTAACGACCCAAGTGTTGGTGTACCAACTAGAACAAGATGTAGGTTTAGGATTAGACCAGAACAGGCAACTGGAGGAGCTAGAGAGAGAAGGATAGCTAGTTATTTGGTGCCTAATATTAGAGAATTTTATGACCCTTGGGCTGGTGATAGTAATGGTGATTGGCCAGGGATAGACCCTAGTACTTATACTTTTTCTGTAAATTATAGTGACTACAATCCTTGGGCACAAAGAAATTTAATGCCT